GGTATTTATTCAAAGCATTTTTAATTATAATCATAGATAAGTATTTATGATTATAATTAACATTAATATTTCATAATTTTTTATTTATTTATATTTGAAAATGACTTTCCATCAATATAATTTGATATTTTTTGATAATAACAATAATTATCAAAAAATATCAAATTATTTATTTGAATAAAAAAATAAAGTATGTTTATAATTAATATAATTATAAATAAAAATGAACATCGATAATAATATTAAAAACAAAAAGATAGAATTAAGTGATTTTTTTGAAAATCATAAGATTCCTTATAAAAAATATTTTAATAAAGAAAATAAAGATAGTATTACATTTATCAAATTAGATAATAATATTAAATTTAATAATAAAATTTCTGATGAAATGAACTATGCTATATGTACTTTATTTAAAAAAAACATTAATAAAGAAAGTAATACAGTATTATTTTATTTTTGTGGTTATGATGATTGTTTTTATCATCCGCATATGTTTAATTATAAGGATGATTTTGATATTATGGTAATAGATATTCCTGGTTTTGGGTTTAATAAAAAATATACAAATAATTATAATGATAGTAAATGTTTTAATTATTATGATAATATTAATAACTTGAATAAATCATTAGATATTGTATTTAATAACATTTATAATATTGTTCAACAATATGATACTAAAATATTATTTGGACATTCTACAGGTGGAAACATATTAATTAATTATGTTTATTATTTAGAAAATGAAAAAAAGGAAAAAAACAAAATTAATTTTAACAAATTAATTTTGAATAGTCCATTAACTAGATTCGCTTTTCCAAATTTTATTTTGAAATTTTTTTTTAAATTAGTTGTAAATACTCTTACGTTTTTTAATATAAAAGATTTTGATACAAATGCCATTGTTAATGGAACAAATAAAACAATTGATTTTGATTTTACTAATCAAATATTAAATAATGTAAACAATACAACGAATAATGATTATAATTATATCTATCCATATAAATCTAAAATTTACGCATCAAAACTTACAGGATTGTTCTGGTGTGTGGAAAAGTATAATAACTACATTATAAATAAATTAAATGGAAAACATCTAAAAATAAACTGTAAAAGTGTATGTTCTACAAAATATGGCAATCATGGTTATGGTTTAGGAGATGTAGTTCTAAATCCAGAATACATAAAAGAAGATGTTGATAAAATTTTTGGTAAAAATAAAGTAAAATCTTTTTCCTGTATACATGATTGTATGTTAGAACCAACTAATGATGAAAATGACGAAGATATATTAAATAAAAATACATCTTATTTAGATATATTAGATTATTTACTAAATTAATTAATAGATAAATAAATAAATTTATTGTCATATCTACTATTATTAAAAACTATTGGAACAAATATTATGCTTTTTTCCTTGTGCAAATTGTGTTGATATTTTTAATTTTTTATTATCTTGTATTGGTGTTGTATGTTGAGTATTTTTATCATCCAGTAAATTTAAATACGGTATTGACTGATAAATAATGTTACTTTCTTTGTTTTTGTGTTTTTTTGGTGCGGGTGGCGGTGATCTACATCGTGGTTTTATTGGAGGAGTTTTCTGTTCATAATCATCTACAATTAACATTTCTGTTGGTAATTGTATGCTTAAATTAAAGCTATTCGCTGTAAATTCCATTATATATTAATTAATATATAATATTTAATATTTATTATATAAAAACTTTATTTCAATTTTTTCGTAAAGAAATATAATACTATTGTATCTATTACTTAAAATTATTATAAAATAATTGCATATCATTGAACGAATATATATTGTTCATGTTTTTAGTCACAAGACCACTTTTTTGTTGTTTCATCATATTTTGCATTTGAAATAGTATAAAGTCTATCAGTATGAGATTTATCAGTTTTAGCGTTTATTCCAAGTGGTACAATACCAATTGAGCATCCATTAATTAATAAAAATGGTATATTATTAAATTTGACAATGAATAAATTTCCAGTTGCACCTTTTGTTTTTGTCAGACCGTATATATTCAACTGAGTTTGACAACTTATATACATATATTTACAAAAAAAATCTATATAACCTTAATTAATAATTTATTAATTAAGACTCAACAACACCTTATTTATATCTTTGCAATATTTACTTATATTTACTTTATTGTTTTTACTTGTACCAATATTAAATGCAATATGTTTATCATAAATATCGTTATGAGATAATTTTAATTGTTTGTTATACAATTTTATATTTTTTTTTTGAAAATTCTTCATAAATACTCTATAATCTCTTTTTGCAGGGTTTGTTTCTATTCCTAAAAAATCATCATTGTCATTTAATGAATCAAATAAATAACAATTATCATTAAACTTCTTATTTGTTAATATTGAATATCCACTATGATAATCAACTGGATTACATAAAATCAAACTATTTATATTATTATATCTATTAGTATCCAAATTATCGGAATATAATTTATATATAATTGATGCACCTGCAGAATGACCAATTAAATTGATTTTTTTTGTAATATCTATTTGATCTATTATATTATATAAATTATTAATATTATCTGATACAATTTCATCAGGTTCTTGTAAAAATCCAACATAATATTTTTGATACACCATATTTTGTATACCATTAAATAATAGTGGATTATATAATGTAAAACCACCTACAAATATATTCACAATACTTTGTATTTTCAAAAATATTTATATATATATATATATTTTTGAAAAATTGAATAATATATTTTATATTAATAATATTGAATATGTACTATAAATATTATCTTATTTATGTCAACTGATTATATTACTAACCGTTTTGATAGACAAAATCGCGTTTATGGTATCGAAGGAACTAAAAAATTACAAAACGCAAATATTGTTATATGTGGACAAAAATGTGATGTGTTATTTGAAGTTGCAAAAAATTTAGTTCTTGGAGGTGTACAAAATATTAGAATATTATATGATAAAATACCATATGTTGTAAAAACAATTGAATCGACGAGTGATTCAAATATTGTTGATATTTCAAAAGTTACAAATACAAGTCGTAATTTTTTAGGTAATGTTCATAATTATAATTATGACCAAATAATTCATGAAATATCTTTGTTAAATCCATATTGTAAAATTGTATCTGAACAATCAAATGATAACATAAATTCATTATGTAATACTATATTTATTATGCTAAATGATTCTATTAATAATACTATTTCACTAAATCAATTGCGATCACAAAATAATAAATTTATCGTACTTCAATATAATAAATTAAATGAATTAACAATTATAAACGATTTTGTTAATCATACTGTAATTGATATAGATGGTGAAAATTATGAATTGTTAACAATTAATTCTTATGAACAAACTGATAATATTATTACCATTAAAACAATAAGTCCTCATGATTTATCAAATAATGATCAAATTAAAATAATTCTAACTAATAATATTCAATATATTTCATATGTTAATAAATTAATTGATCTAAATACTTTTGAACTAATAATTGACAAATCAATCAATAATAATGAGATGGAATTAATTTTTGTAAATGGATATGTGCAAAAATTAAAATCTCATATTGAATTATGTCATAAACCAATAAATGAATTAATTGATAACAACCTAAATACAAATGAATTAAATTTATATGATGTTAATCCGATTATTCAATCATTTATTGGAGCAATTATTACAAGTGAATGTGTAAAAGCAATTACTAATAAATATTTACCTTATGATCAATCTTATATATTTGAATTTAACAAAGATGTTTTTTTGAAACCAACTGAAGAGTTACAAAATAAATTATCTAAACTTAAAATTTTTATAGTTGGTTCAGGTGCAATTGGTTGTGAACTTCTAAAAAATTTAGCTATGATTAGAGCAAATAATATTTCTATAACAGATCCAGACCATATAGAAGTATCAAATTTAAGTAGACAATTTTTATTTAGTAATAAAAATGTAGGATTTTCCAAAAGTGAAATAGCAAGTAAACGAATTATGAAGTATAATAATAATATGAAAATAATTCCTTATCAACAAAAATTAACTGAAGAAAATCAAAAGTTTGTTGATGAAATTTTTCCAAATACAGATATTATTTTTAATGCTCTAGATAATTTATCTGCTCGATTATATGTTGATAAACAAGCTATCAAATTCACAAAACCATTATTTGAAAGTGGAACATTAGGAACTAAAGGAAATACACAACCGATTATTCCTCATATTACTGAATCTTATGGAGCAAGTCAAGATCAACAACAAGAAAAATCATTTGCGGTATGTACTATTAAGAATTTTCCAACTCAAATTCAACATACAATTCATTATGCAATGGATGATTTTAATGGATTATTCTGCCAACAACCTCAACAATTAAAAAAATTCTTATCTGAACACGATCCATTTGTCAATGTTTCTGATATTGAAATGACAATAATTAAATCATTTTTACATAGAATCATTAAATATATTTATCAAATTAAATCTATTAATAATTATATTGAATGGGCTTATTGTTTATGGTATGATCGATTTAATAGAAGAATTAATCGTCTATTAACAGCACATCCAGAAAATAGTTTAACAAGCAATGGACAATTATTTTGGTCTAATGGAAAACGTTGTCCAAATGTCCAACCAAATAATACTTCTGAATTTTTTGATTATATGTTTGCAACCACAAATCTACTCATGTTTACATATAACCTAAAATCATTAACTTTTGATCCATCAATCGATATTAAAAATATTATTCAAAATTACGATTACTCCCAAATTAATACTGAAAAATATATTGATGATCCAGATCATAATTTTGAACATTTAAAATTACCAACTATACCATATTTAGATATTGATATTAATCCTCAAGAATTTGAAAAAGATGATGACAATAACTTTCATATTGCATATATTACGGCAACTTCTAATTGTAGAGCATCTATATATAGTATTCCAACTGCATCGTTTTATGAAACCAAAGGAATCGCTGGAAAAATTATACCTGCATTAGCAACAACAACTTCTATCGTTGCAAGTTTAATTACTCTAGAAATGATGAAATATGTTATTGATAATAAAAGACCTATTGAAGATTATCAATCTTATTTTGTTAATTTGGCAAATAATTTATTCATTCCTGGAGAGCCAATACCCCCAAAAAAAACAACTATAAATAATATTCAATTTACAGAATGGGATTCGTTTGAATATAGTGGAGATCTTAATATGAATATATTTTTGGAATTATTAAATAAAAAATTTAATACCATCATTACAATGGTAACATATGGACAAAAAATATTATATGCTAATTTTAGTAAAAATTGTGATACAACAAAATCATTATCTGACATGATTTTAAATAATTGTTCTGAAAATGAAAAATATTATAAAGTACAATTATATGTTGGAACAGATGATGATGAAATAGAATTACCATTAATTACAATTAATATCTAATTATTTTTTAACATTGATATAAATAATTCGCGTTTTGATTTATTTTTGGAAATCCTATGTTTAAAATAAAAATTATAATCATTTGATGATAATGTCATAAATTTTTTATGTGTTTTTATTGGAATACATATTACAATATCAAATTCATTTTTACCCTGGACAATACAATCAATTAAATAGCCTGAAATATTTTTTTTTATACTATCCTTACTTATTGCTTTAATGTTATCTCCTTTGACTATTTTTGATATTATACTATCTATATTAACTTCCATAAACGATTCAACATTTACTATTTTATTTGATTCATTGTTTACAATATATTTTAAATCATTCTTTTGTGCAAATTCTTTTAAATTATTATCCAAGTCCGTTAATTTATTATTAGTCATATATTATTAAATGTATCAAATATTTATTTTTATTAACATATTTATTATATAATAATAACCATTTGCTATATTCTGTTTCTTATCATCCTGAAACCAATTCTATTGATGAATTTTTTAGTCAGTTAAAACATTACATTAAAAAAAAAGTCCAAATACTTATGATGATATTTATAATGTAATTGCTAATATTTAGAGCAACGCGTATTTTAAATGCCGAGTTATTCAACAAAAAAATACGTGTGCTTTCTCCTTATAACTTGTAAAAAGGAGAATAAACTAAATTCTATATAATGGGTTTGTCATTTGCTTACTTTGCGGTAGATAAGCAAATTCCCATCTAATGTTATTTCATTTACTACCTTAATGAAACAACTATTTATTTTTTGCTTGTTTTTTAGATTTTTTAACCTTTTCCAAAGGGCTCGCTCGAGGCTTTGCTGTTTTTATTACTTTTTTTGTAAATGCATCTGGTCTTGTTTGACTTTTTAAATAACATTTTCCAAGTAATAATATATTTTTACAAGCATTAGTATCTCTATTCACAAATATACGACATTTGGTTTCCTCTTTTGGAGTTAGTATTTCGTGAAGTGATTTTTTATGTTTTTTTCTTTTTACATTTACATTTTCCATTTCTTTCAATGTTTTATTATATAACTTACTGGTATTGAATTCATTTACTTCTATAATATCAAATCTACTTAATAGTAATTTTTTCATACCAATATTTGGAGTAGATATACAACCTTTCATTTGAGTTGTTCTACTATAATCGCCGTGTAAAATAACAATCTTTTTACCTTGTTTTATTTCTTCCTTTGTAAGATATGTATTTTCAATCTCATTTAATAATTTAACCTCACTTTGTTTTGTTCTAATAAATCTACGAAATGCTAATTTACGAAACAAAGGTTTTTGATAAAATTCTTTTAACTCGTTATTAAGTATGTTTTTGTTAATTATGAAATTTTTATAATTAGGTGCTATGAGTGTATTAGATTTATAATTTGATAATTTTGTTCTTCCATTTTTTTTGCCTTTCTTTTTTCATATGCTCGTTTGTTATATTCTTTTACTTTTTCAGGAGATTTTGTATATTGTTTGTTATATTCCTTAACCTTTTCAATAATTTTTTCTTTATTTTTTTGGTAATAACTTTTTTTACTATAATTTTCAATCTTATATGAGTTTAATTCTTCTGTTAATTCATTAATTTTTT